ATGAAGCTTTCCGCCACCAACTGCTGGACGAAGAAGAGATTCTGGCAGTTTGCCAGGAGCAATACCCTTAAGATCTGCGGGTTGTTTTACCGGAACTACAATGTTCCATTCTACTTTTGACATATTGCGCCTTTCTATCTGCTAAAGTTACAAATTACTTTTTCTTTTTCTTCTTCATAAGAGCTGCCTTGATAAACGAAGGCAGTTTCTTTTGTCCAGCGGACAAACCAGCTTCACCCTTTTTTGCTCCAGCTTTCTTTGCTGGCATTTTCTTTTTCATTGTCATGATTAGTATCCTATCTTTTTCTTGGATGATTTCTTTGTCATTTTTTTACCTGTCTTTTTTGCATATGTTTTAGCCTTCTTTTCGCCAGCTTTTGTATATGCAAACATTTTATTTCCTACTTTAGGCATTCGGGTTCTCCTTATATTTTAATTAACAATTCCATTTTCTAAGAGCCAATGCTTTACGAGTTGGCTTGCCATTTTTGTCCTTCATTGGACCGGGCATGCCGCCCATTCTAGCACAGAATGACTTACGGCGCTTAGCGGCTTTTGATCCTGACTTAAGCTTACTTGGTTTTGTTGTAACGGCCATCTTTAACTTGGATCCAGGATTTTGTTTGCGATAAGATGCAACACCTTTTCGATTCAAGCCGTCCTTTGGGATCCTTACCCTCTTTACGTTGCCACGCAGCTGTCTTTGGCATTATTTTTTCCTTTTTCTTTTTTTAGATTTTGTATATGATTTTACGCCGTACATAGAATTATTAGTACCCATTCTTGGGCCACTAACATATACTTTAGTTTTAAATGTCATTTTTTTTGTTTTTTAATTCAAAATGATTCAATAAATCGAATACCTTAAACCAAATAATCCAAAAAAAATTAATGATTTTTGATTTCATTAAAGATTATTTAGACGTTTTTTTAGTTTTTTTATTAGCGGTTGTTTTTTTTGCTTTGACTTCTTTAACGGCTTTATCTACTTCCTTTTTTGCAGAAGCAACAATGTTGCTAGCAGCACCGCTGGCGACTTCTGCAACCACTTCTGCTTGGGCAGCCAAATCATCAATTACTTTAGATTGGGCTTTTGCAATAGCGCTATTTGCATCTATTTTTTGCGCCTTAAACAAGGCTTTTTTTATTTGATTTACTAATTTTTTGAACATTTTTATCTCCATCTTAAATTAAACTAAACATACTTTATATATAGTAACTTTACACTCCAAAAACTACCTACCAGAACTTTGAGATTCTTTAATTACAGTATATCTTTCGCCGGTTTCTTTTGAAACGAGAGAAAACCCGTATGCAGCTGCGTTTTTAACAGCCTCCGAAAGAGCTGTTTTGTCAGAAAGGCTTACATTTTCAAGGGGTATGGTAATTCCAGCATATACGTCAACGTTTTCAAAGTTGCCAATATTAATTTTTCTATTAACTCCACAAATAAAAATTGGAGAACTAGACAAAGATATCTCTGCAGTCATATTGGAAACGATCTGATCTATCGATGAGCTCGTGGTTTGCTCTTGGGCATTGGGTACTATTTTAGGCATTGGTTCCTTCTTTTATTTTGTTGATAATTTGAACAGTTTGTAATATTTGTTGATCTAAATCTAGATTGTTGGTATCTATGATAGCAGAAGCAACATCTTTAATTTGCTCTACCTGTCTTTCGGATGAGTGAATCATTTCATCTTCTGCCATCAGTTTACCATCTCGTTTGATCAATCTTTCGTTTAAAGTTTCTTGTGTAGCATCGAAATATACAACAAATCCATTTGGTTGTTGAAGAATGCTATTGGCTTCAATGAGATATCTAACATCCGATATTAAAATAGCTACAACATTATCGTCTATAACATCAGTTAAGTTTTCAGAATTCATTGTAGTATTGCGATATATTTTTTTTGCTCTGTTGATAGCCCAAGAAGTGAAACAATTGACATCAAAACTTCTACACATGTCTCCGGCTTTCTGCAAAAAAGTTCTGGGCTTAATACCCTCTGTTTCAATAGGAAGGTTATTAATATCGTGAACTAATTGAATAAATTTGTCGTAATTCGGAACGTTTCCCAAAGAGGAATTGCCGTAAATGTCGTATACTACTTCGTGTAATGCAAAAAGTTTTCTTGACTGTTCTTTTTCACCTTTTATATTTTTTTTAATTGAAGCCATTTCGTATAATGGCAGTGCGTAGAAGATATGATCCCATTTTATATTGCCCGTAGTTGCCTGAATACAGCCCTTGGGCACAAGGTATTCGGCTACACTTGTCTTTCCGGATCCAGCTTTACCAGCTAATCCAATAATAATTGGGTGACCACTTTGATACTTAATCATGTCTTAACATTATACCACTTCATCTAGATATTCTTCTGCCTAACCTGAAAATTGTCCAAAAATTTATTAGCTAAACTATCTGCTTCTGCAACGTTGTTTCTCTGAACTTGAACAAGCCTAAATCTATATACGGATTTTATTTCTTCTATTGTCATTAGAAGTGGCAACAACGAAGAATTTTTGCAAGCCCATTTTTGATTAACATGGTTGGCCACAACAGAAGAATCCGTGTAAAGGATTGGGTCAACAAAATCGGACATTGTACAAATAAGCAATGCGGTTATCACGGCCTCATATTCGGCTTCGTTATTTGTCCTTGCCCCAAGACCTCTGGCAAATTCCACTACTTTTTTTTTATTTTTATAAACAACAACAGCGCAAGCAGCATCACCAAATTTTTTTTGTCCTTGCCCCCTTGAGGCTCCATCGCAAAAAACTTCTACATTCAAATCAAACTATCCCAACATTAAAAGGAATATTTAAGTTTTTTGCCCTATTTACAATGTTCAACTCCTGTCTCGGGGTTGCAACAATATGTGTTGCGTTCAAGGAATATCTTTGGCCGTTATATTCTATTTGGGTTGGAAAATTTAACTCTTGTCTTTTTGAGGAAAAAAATTCATTTGATGAATTTACGGCTTTATAATGAGCTATATACATAAACGACCTAATAGGATGTAAAATCTTTTTCGGAAAAGAATCCTTTTTCCTCTCGAGAAGAAGCTATCTGCATAGATTGCATTTTGTCCATTAGCTTTCTCGCAGACTCAGATGAAATTCTTGCCGCAAGCTCCATTGATTCAGCTAATTGAACTATAGCTTCAACGGCCGAAAGGGCGGTAAATTCAGAATCTGCGGCCACAGCGGCAGCGGCCTCTCTTTCTGCCTCATTCTTTCCAACCCTATTAGCTTTGTAAATTCTTTTATATTTAGCCTCAAGAAGTTTGTGTTGAGCCCTAGCAATTCCGGCGAATCTGGCGGCTCTACCGTAGACGTTGGACGATCTAGCAACCAGAGAAGCTATGTCACTGATATTCAAATCTACATAGTTGGGGTCTGGTATTTCTATGTAATATTGATCAAGTTGATCCTGAGAAGCTATCGTCTTCATTAATTGTTGAAGTTGTGGACCCACAATTGAATGTACTGCGTCAATAAAATCTACTGTATTAACAAAATTTTCATTCATCATCATCTTCTTCTTTTAATTTTTTTTTCTTTTTTTCAAAGTATGACCTTAATAACATTTTGTAATCTTCCATGCCGTGGTTCTTCTAGTATTTCTTCTATTTTATTTTTTATTTTTATCAAATGTTCTCTGACGGTATTGGGATGTTCTGTAATTTTTGCAGCTATTTCTGATGACCTTTGACCATCTACATACCTCCATTTCAAAAGCTGCCTTTCCTGAAGAGTCAGACGCCCAAAAAGATCATTAAGTTCATCTCCCAAAACCCAAAACTCATCAACACTATTATCAAATGTTTTATCTATTTTAGCATACTCGATGGTGTCTACGTATGCTATGCCCTTATTCATTTCTTCGTTTTCCGAACTGCCGCTTATGTCGTCTTGCGTTATTAAAGGAAATGATTTTCTCCCTAATTGATCAATTAATAGTGTGTCTACATTTTTTTTCAAAAGATACAAAAAATAACTGTACAAAAATGCGCTAAACGGAATTGGTCCTTTGTCTGATTCTCTTTTTTCATACCTTGCGATGCATTGCAGAAAAGTAAGTTTTACAGTTTGTTGCACGTCTTCTTCAGAACAATATCTCTTTACCATGTATAAAATTCCGCTTATGCACTCATTGACGTGCTTGTAGCCGGCTTGATTTAGTTTGTTTTTCATCAACGAAAAACGAACAAAAGGATCTTTGACGAACAAGGATATAAATCTTCTTACGTCGTAATCTGAATAACTGTATTTACCGACATGCAGCATTGTTGAATATTTGGTTAAAAAATTATTAAAAACTTTTAAAAGTTCTTCTTGAGCTTTGCTCGAGCCAGTTTTAGCTTTTGCTATGAGCGCTTGCATTTCCTCTTCCTTGAGAGAATAATACTGTTCTTTATATGCAGCCATTATTTGCCTTCCCAATTCGCTATTAGCGTAGCGTACTCTTTGCGAATATCTTCATAGAAAATTACCTTTGGTATTTCTAATTCAATCGCAAACCTGACGGCCTCCGCCGAATATTTGCTGATAACAAAAATTAATTTTTCAAATTCAAGTGGATAATATTTTTTAAACCTTTTTATTTTTATTTTACTTTTGTCATCTAAGTAACCTTTTATTTCTAACCATTCTTTTGTTTTGCTTAAATAAAAATCTGGAGTGTAACCCTTAGTTCCTCTTTTGATTGGAAAAACAAAAACCCTTGGTTCAAATTCAAACTTAATAGAATAACCGATTTAATATTCTTGCAAAATTTGCTTCCCAATTTGATCGCATATTCATGTCAAGGTCTTTTCTATAACCAGACTTTGTATGCCTGTAGGCATTGCCTCGTTTTTGTGGCGAAGATTCTTCTAGTGATATACTTGATTGATTTTTTTTCTTTAGAGTCAATTTTTTTTTCGTTGATCTTTCCAAAAAAAATTCTTTTGGATTTGCATCTGCTCCCATAAACCTGGTATCCTTTATTCGCTAACTTGATATATTATACTTTATATTCAACAAAAATACAAATATCAAACCAAAAACTAAGGAGAAATATATGACAACCTCAGCAAGCATTTTCAACAGCATGCGCCAGAGCATCAATGAGTCGGTTATTAACGACTTAACGACCACGCTTGGCCTTGCGCACGAAGACGCCACTAAAGTAGTTGTTGATTCTGACGATTTTGATATCGTCGCTTCTGGACTGGAAAATCCAGTAGCTCAATTTTAATTAGATAATACATACTCCATATACAAACCCCCAGGTTTTCACGTTGCCTGGGGGTTTTTTATTATCCTTTATTTGCTCGTTTTAATCTAGCCACACCAGTCGGACATGCTCCGGACTTTGCATGGTCGCAAAAGTAGCAAATTCTTTCGTTTTTTGTCGGTGTAAAATTAAAATCATTGACTATTAAATTAATTTTTTCAACAACCCTTTGTTTTACTTGCTCAAGATCTTCCTGACTATAATCGTGACTCTTAACTCTGCCCGACCTCAAATAGTGTAATGATCCTTTAATTTGTTTTCCAGGAAAAGCCAAAGATGTTGCGAGAGCATAGATGCCAAGTTGCAAGTTGGTGGCTATGTCTTTTTGGGCTACTTCTCTTTTTCCGGTTTTATAATCGACTATTTCTACGGTGTCATTGGTCACATCTATTCTATCGATGTAACCGATTATTAAATAATTGCCCAAAACAAAATTGAAACCCATCTCCTTATCGTATACATTAAAAGTGCGACCGCCATATATATCATAGAAATCTTCCAATATTTGAATGCCGGCTTCATTTAATTCTGTTGATATCTCAGATTTTGGATCTATTGTTTTTTTGTATTCGACAAAAGAAATTTTCATCTTTTCTAAATCTAGGGTCTCACTTGAGGAAACATGATCTTCTAAAACCCCATGAACAATATTACCGCAATGCCGCTGGCGCCGAAAAACTCCTCGGCTCTCTCTTAATGTAAGATAAAAAATATTTTGAAGGACACATTTCATATGCGTCTATTCTTGAATAACTAAATTCTGATAATGTTATTTTTTGAAACGCATCTAATTCATTTAAATTTTTTAATATCATTTTTAATTTTCTTTTATTCTTGAAACTATATTTCCTTGTTGATCAACTATTGTTCCATTTTCGTCCATAATAAAACCATTATGAATGTTCTGATATTTGCCATCACCAATAGCAATCCATCCGGTTGATCCATACTCCATAAAATCATTTTCTAATTTTGGCCAATCCATATA